TTATTATCGCCGAGTAATGAATATAAAGAATGTCTTATTTCATCGTGCGAAATATCAGAATCAATATTCAACATTCCTAGCAGGGAATTTATTTCGTTGCTGTTTTGAGAATTTACTCTAAGGAGTCCGGCTCCATCAGCAATACTGCAAGCACCGATTTTATCCGGAAGAATTGCAAGATGATCTGGCCTGAAATTACGGGCTATTGCATCGTATGCAGTTCCGTTAAAATTACCAGAAATAGTTTCGTTATCGGTGAACAAACCTGTCGAAACTTCCATCATCTGTTTATTGTTGACAGCTTCCAGAACCCTGTTATCTATTTTTTCGAGGCGACTTGGCTCTAGCCACGCTTCCGATTTTAATCTCTTACCATCGAAGGAAGTATTCATTATTATACCCACCTTATAGGCTTCGATAACTTCCGGATCGCAAGCGGAAAGGGCCTTGCCGTTCATTGTGGGGTGATATACCACGACTGGCTTATGGTTCCATACTTGAGGAACTTTAGCAAGTTCTTCTTTAGGATAAAATAACGGGCCGTTTGAACCATTCAAAACGCCTTCAACTAACATAACCATAGGAACAACCAAATAATCACGACCCTCTAATTTTTCGTTTCTGATTTGAGCAGTTTTAACAAGATTGGTAATGATAGTTTGAAGTTGACTCGATACTGTTGTGTCGGCGTTTGCATTAATTACTGGTTGTTTTTTCGATTTCACTAAACGCTCCCATATTCAAATTTATAAATTCTTATATTAATATTATAACCTCAACAATAAGAAATACAAATTAAAAATTTGTTTATTTAAGATACGGTACCCAAGAACAGCGGCAACTCGGGTGGACGGGAATTAATCCCCTTGCCTCAGAAACAGACATTATTTCGCCTTCAATTGATGAACAAATGGCGCAAACAGCACCATCATTAGCCGTAGAAAATTCTGCTTCCACTCCCACCTCTTTGACGTTCATCCTGTCAAAAGAATCTAATTGTCCTTCTGCGTGCGCCCGAATAACTTCCGTCCTCGCAATTGTTAGTGCTCTTTTTTTAGTAAGCGTATCTATCTGTTTTGTTAATTCTTTCGCAATTTTTACCGGGGCATTTCCGTTGCTAATTCCTCCGGCGACAATCCTTGACGTATCTTGCGCCATCTGAGAAGTAAAACCCTTTAATTCATCATATGACCGGGTATAAAGCATTTGTATTCTAGCCATTGTTTCGGGAGCGGCAAAAGCTTCTGATAAAAATTGCATTTTAGATCCGGTATAAAAATCGGTTGACTCAGCCAAAGCCTCTTTATGTGTATCTGCATAAGCCCTGACAACACCCTTACGGTATGCAGAATTTACGTAGGTATGCATCCAAGCCGCTCTATCAGACGCAACCTCTAATATGCCAGCGTCAACTTGTCCCTGCATCCATACCTTAAACGCTTCCAGCTTTTCCGGGTTTGTTTTGAATTCATATTGCCGCCGTGTAATTGCCAGTTTTGAAGATTTTAAAACTATCTTTTTTGCGTTGAATTGCAAAGGATTTGGCGTTTCCATTAAGCCAAACATATCGAGATCAACAATAACAGTAATTATACTTTTTTTAAGCTCTTTTATTCGCCTTAGCATATCCGCCATAAACGCCCGGCGCAAGGAAGTTGTACGAGTCGGGTCTAAACGCTTTCGCATTATATAACCTCTTCATCTGTTTTATCTTCCACTGGATCTGGTTTGATTTGTTTAGAATGAAGCGTTTCATCGTGCGGCGTTAATTCCTCCTCTTCCATGATGGTATTTTTTATTTTTTCTGATATTTGTAGAACTTGTTCCTGTGGTAAATTGCCAAGTATAGATAAAAACTCCTCTATAGGAATAACCGAATCAACATCACCGCCAACAAATTTAGATAAAGCTTCAGCCCAAGCTTTAGCAACTTCCGCTTTTTCTTTCTCCGTCTGGATATTGATATCCGACCACTTCACAAAATACTCTTCTACTGTTGGCAGGACACCGATAAGAATAAGCCTGTCGATAAATGGCCTAATAACATAAGGCGTTAAATATCCGTTTTGTCTTTTCTTTAATCGTCTGTTCCATGTCTTGGCATCCTGAGTAGAAGCAAGTTCGGCTTGTTCAGATCCGAATAAAATTCGCTTAGGGACGCCTAGGGTAATGGCTATCGATGAAAGGTGTACCTCTAAATGATTTTTAGGGTCTGCAACTTGCGGCGCAAGTGATTTTACACTTAACCCCTCAAGCGCCATATACCTTTGCAAGCCCGTCATATAATTCTGCAATTCTGTTTTAATAGATTCCTTATCTAATTCTATTTCAGAATCCCCTTCTTTTGTTTCGAAAGCAAAACCCGGAAAACCACCGCGCCAAAACATTTCACCGGAACCGCCTAATATTTTGCGGATGTCCAAAAGCCTGTTATAAGATTTTTTCATTCGAGGTGTGCCCATAATTTCGGACATTTCTCGATTGTCTGCTAAATGAATTATTCTGTGCCAATGAACCATCGAAGAAAATGATGTCTCTGTGTCATTAAATGTAATAGAATACATATTGGGGAGTCCAAAGCGTGATGAGTTTGGATTCTTTTCGACATTGGTTATTGAGACGGCCGATTCTTGGAACGCCCTCACATATATAAGCTCTCTTGTAATGCCCCTTTTGCCTTTGGTAATATCTCCATTTTCCGGAACCCCGTCAACTGGCAAAGATAAATCTTTTCCGTCATTAAGTCCTAGAAGAATAACCCCAAATTTCCCAACACCCGAAAGTATATCTGCTCTTCCGAGCATACTCAATAGATGGCACTTCTTATCCATTTTCTTCCAAGCGACTTCGAATTCTGTTTCTTGATCTGGATCCTCTGTCTCATATATTTCAGGTGCGGTTGCCCACGACTCTTCAGGCCATACATCATTGACACGGGCGGCTATACCTTCGCGATCATACATAGCCGCATAATCCGTCTTAGATATTTCATCAGGCCATCCGCAGTCGGTGTTTAAGTCTTTACCTCCACCATCTATGAGTTTATTAATTAATTGGGTTCTCGAATAAATAACGTTATTTACCATAGACTTAACTTCTGATAAAACTTTTTCGTTGGCTATCAATTCTTTTGATTCTGGCATTTTATTTCCTGTTCTTTGAAATACTTTTTATTTAGTCTCGGTCGGGCTAGACGCACTGGAACTTGTAACCCCCGTTGCCGTTACGGCTAAAGATTCTGTTTCAAGGGTGGCCTTTACAATATCCCTTATTTCGGCCATATTTCTCTGATCTTTATGAAGTGTAAGTATTCCGCGATTATTCTTTTTAGCAAGAATTCGAGTAATCGGAACCGGGCTATCAGCTGAAAAAATAGAGGCTTCGGCACCAAACCACCAGCCCTTATCAAAAACAAAAACTGATTTATCGGCGGTTGATGCGAGTATTTGTTCGGTTATGGATTCCTTTGTTTCGGTTACTTTTACTTTTTTGCCAGTCTCCCTATCGAATTCTGTGATTACGGATGTTGAACCACAACCCATAAGCATTACAATTGTGACGACTGCAATAATTACCAATCCGATTGATCTTGCTTTCATTTTTCTTTCCTTTTTATTTTTTGACTGGTGTTAAAAGAGCTTTTGTATACCCATAAGAATGATTTATTAAACCAAAGTTTTCAGACCATTCTAATAGGTGAGAACGAAATGCAGAGGGCTGTATTACTGTTACATTTGGTAATTCGTTCCAGCCCTCTTCATATACTTGGTGTGTTTCTCTGTTCAATGTTTCATTAACTGATTGCAAAGCCCGTCCGGCTTTAGTCCAGCTTTTTTTATTTGTTTTTGTATCATAGTTACAGAGAATAATGTAAATATGCTCGTAATTTTCTATTTGATTAATTTTAATCATTGGAACATTATCAACAACACCTCCATCAACGCCATAAGCGGTTTTTTCATCTTCAAATACGAGTAATTGGGGTGGAAAAATTTCTGGAATACTGGAACTGGTTAATGTTCTCATAGGATCCGCCGCGAGCATGTGAGAGGAATATTCCGGAAGCCGGGTTATACTTACCATAACGTTTTCCGTGGCGTCTATCGTCATGTTTGTGCGAAGAATATCGGCAAGTCCCGAATTGTCATATAAATAATCGACCGAAAGCCCCGGAACAAATAATTTTAAACCCTGTAAATACGAAAATTTAAAAAGATTTTTTACCGGGTTTGTTCGAATAATATGTTCCATCCCCGAGGCGGAGATTCCAGACGCGTGAAGAGAGGAAACAATTGCACCAGCAGAGGTACCCCGGTATTTATCTATCTTGATGTTGTGCTCGTCAAGAGCCTTAAGAACTCCGATAGCACTTTCTATCTGTCTGCATCCGCCACCTTGAATTATTGCAAGGATGGGTTTTCTCTGTTTGTTTTCCATTTTACCACGACCCATTCAACTTATTAGTTAATTTTTCCCTATTTGTAGACCGTAATTTTTCAATCCAACTTAAATCCTCATTTGATATTATGGCTTTTTCTTTGACATGCGGCATATATTTTGATGCGATTTCACTTATTGACTTTGTGACTTTTGGTATCAGCATCGGACGAACTTCTGGATTTACTTTTCTCGCCGCATTTTTCTCGACACGATTAATAAGCTCATCAACAGATTTGCCTAGACGCAATGCTATCTCCGATGCCTTGTTTAATTTTTTAGACTCGCCACGCCACCATAAACCATCGCGACCCGAATTATAAGATGAGTTAATTTTGATATAATCTTTTAAGAAAGGAAAAAGCCGAACAGCCATTCTCAGGTGATACATGATGTTTTGTTTCGTGCAATTTAATTCTTTAGCAATATCTAAGTAGGATTTTTTCGGATTGGTAATCTTCTTTTCGAGTATTTCAACCATCATTGTATCTGACTTCATATTATCCTCTTGTTTATTTCAAGGATAATATAAAGTGATGTTGCGATTATTTCAAATGCGCCGGGAAAGCCAATCTTCCTTTTTCTTTCGACATGAATCAATATCCTTACCTGTGCAGGAGAATAATTCGCCTTCCGCAGAACGGTAATCATACTGAACAACTGCGCCTCGGCCTTTCGGATGGAACTCTTTAAATTTTTCTTCGCCAACTTTACATTTTAATGATTTCGCCATTATTTCTCCGTTCAATTTAAAGGAAAGAAAGCCGGGAAGTTCCCGGCCTGTATTGTTATGCGTCTATTGCTTCGCCTGTATAGCGCGGCAGAAGCGGCCTGAACTCGTTCATCAAGTCCATCTGCTGTATTGCTGGCATACCCTTTATTATATGCGTGAAGGCGTTATACAAACCCCACGAAGTCGGAACCGCAAGCTCGGCATATGTCGGTTTCATAAATTCCTTACTTACATCTCCGATTTTCTTCCATCCCATCATTCCCGACCGTCCGGCTTCCATTAAAATGTGGTCAGCCTCTTGCTGAGAAACTTCCCTTTGCTTCAGTGCATTCACAAATTTCGGAATCCTTTCTGCTCTGTGGTGGTAAACTTCTAAGGCCGTATCGAGTTCTGCCTGAAGGTCAAAATGAATCGTGTGTTTGTGCTTCAGAAGTATTTCTCCCGTTACCATTCCGTTTGTGCAAACGTAAACCGTTGTGCCTATTACGAGACGGAGGCTTTTGCTTCCGTCATTTGCTGTGAGAAATCCGATAGACAGACTCTGGTCTGTCATTTTTTCGATATCAGGAATATCGAGGTTCCAAGACCCGGCGAGTCTTGCCTCTGTCTTGTCCATCGAAAGCTTCGGTTCATCGAAGCCCCATCCCCTCGACTGGAAGGATTCCTGCAGGGTGTTTACCAAGTCCTTATGTTCTATACCCTTCCATGCTTTACCTAGCCATTCCGGTTTTACCATTTCGACACGTTCCAGATCGGCGACCGTTGTTTTTGCGTTACTAATCATCTTAGCTCTCCTTTGTTAAGCTATTGCGTTCTGACATCATTATATATCTTTTTTAGATTATTGCAATAGCAAAACAAAAGAATTA